AACGATTATTAGTATAGCGGCAGTAGCCGTAGTTGCCTATCTGAAAGAGCAATACGATGCTAGGCATCCTGATGAACACACCGCAGACGGTTTAGATTTTTTAGCCACAACCATAGGTGGAGCAGTAGGTGTGCTATTGGTTACAGTATTATAGTGAGAATAATATGACTGAGATATTTATGAGAAGACATGATGATGGCGGCAAGATTGAGATTGACGATTTAATCAAGCAGGAGAACGACCCCAAAACACGGGCGATACTTCTAGTCTTGCAGAACATCAACATCAGCCTAATGGCGAACACCCAAGCCGTCAACGACACCGACACGCAGTTAAAAAGGCACATGGTTGAGGTAGCCAAGCGCACAGAAGAAAACAATGCCCTGCTCAACAAAGGGCGTGGGATGTGGAACGTCATCTCTGTCTGCCTAGCCATCGTGCAAGCAGGGTTAATATATTTCATGGGGATGTACTTATCCGATATTAAGAGCCTTCATGTATCAGACTCATCCTTAGACAAACGTGTACTCATATTGGAGCATGCTAAATAATGTTATCGGAGCATTTCAGTCTTGACGAATTTACCGCATCACAGACAGCTACACGCCAAGGTATCAAAAACACCCCCAGCGCAGCGGTGGTGGAAAACCTTCGTATGCTGGCTACGCTCCTTGAGCAAATCCGTACCCTTCTGGGTAGCCATTCTATTCATATATCCTCTGGTTATCGCAGCCTTGCTCTTAATCGTTACATTGGAAGCAATGACACATCTGCTCATGTACGTGGTTGGGCCGCTGACTTCACTTGTCCAGCGTTTGGTAAACCGATTGAAGTGGCAAAGAAAATAGCCGAGAGCAACTTGAAATTCGACCAGTTAATCTATGAAGGCACTTGGATTCACATTAGTTGCGACCCACAGAACAGACGGCAGGTATTAACCGCACGATTTAAAGATGGGCATACTTATTATACAACGGGTATAGCATGAACTTTTACAGCATAGGCGGAAGGCGGTTTGCATTTGCAGTCGGACTAACCTTACTGTCTGCTGCGCTGTTGTATGTGGGTAAGCTAACAAGTGGTGACTTTACCAGCATTGTCAATTTCAATGTGATTGCATTAGTAGCAGGACACACCGCAGACAACTTTGCGAAAGGTAAGAAAAATGCCGATACTACCGCTTAATGTTAAACTGCTTTTAATTGGTGGCGCTATCTTTGTAGCGTTCTGTACTGGTTGGACTGTTCACGGTTGGAAGTACGATGCTGACTTAAAAGAAGCCCTACAAGAAACTATAGACCTACAACAAGCGTATGATAGATATGCTAGAGAAGTTGCAGTAAAGTTTGAAACCCAGCAAGCCGAGCAAGTAATTAAATACAGAACTTTGAAAGGTAAGGTGCCTCATGTTACGGATAACCGAATTTGTTTTGCTGACAGTGCTGCTCTCAGCGTGTGGAACTCAGCCCTTACAGGGGACTTGCCCAAAGCCCCCACAAGAACTACTGAAACGCCCAGCACAGCCAGTGCCACTGATACCGAAGCCCTTACCAATGTCATCGAAAACTTCGAGCAATATAAACAAGTCCGTGATCAGCTAAACGCACTCATAGATTGGTATGAAAACAGCACCGAAATAAAATAGGTTTTCCTGTTTGGGTTTTCGGGTTATAATTATTAAAAAATCGTCTGCTGTTATGAGTAGGCTGTATAACGAAGAGGATTTTATATGGCGTATTTGTATTCACTAACTGCACCAAATGGTAAAGCCTACTTAGGTATCACTAATTATATGCCTGAACAGCGTTGGAATAAACACGCTGCTTCTTCTCGTAGTAATTCATCATTAGCTATCCATCGCGCTATTCGTAAATATGGTTGGGACAATTTCAAAAAAGAAGTTCTTGTTGAAGGTTCATTTGCATACGTAAAAGAACTTGAAATAAAAGCTATTGCCTTATTTAATACATTTACACCGTTTGGCTATAATTTAACTAAAGGTGGAGATGGTGTTCTTGGCACTAATTATTTTTTGGGAAGAAAACATTCCCCTGAAACAATAGCTAAAATGAAATTAGTGCAACAAGGTCATGCCGGATCTATGAATGGTAAACATCATACCGAAGAAGCTAAAGAAAAAATAGCAGTAGCTCAACGTGGTGAGAAAGCCCACTGGTTTGGTAAAACATTAGCAGAAGAAACTAAACAAAAAATGTCTTTTGTTAAAAAAGGCAAATTACATACTATTGCATCAAAAGAATTGCTATCTACAAAGCGTAAAGTGCAATGGACAGATCCTGCATACAGAGCAAAGAATATAGCGGGTCAACAAAATAAAGTATATACCTGCCCACATTGCTCTATAGTAGGTGGTGGCGGTATGTTACGTTGGCATTTCGACCACTGTAAATTGAATGTGGAGAATGTATAATGGCGTATTCTATGACTTATAGTTCGCTCCTCGTGGATTTGCGCAGGTACTTGGAACGTGGCTTCACACTAGCAGACGATCCGTACGTTTACGAGCAGTTGCCTCGTCTTATCAATATGGCTGAACGTCGTATTGCCCGTGACTTAAAGATCCAAGGTTTTATCGTTGCAGTTACTACCCCGTTGTCCATAGGGGTAAGCACTTATGCCAAGCCAGACCGTTGGCGCGATACCATCAGCATGACAACCAAGTCCGGCAACACCGTTACCCCTGTATTTACCCGTTCTTATGAATACTGCCGAGGCTACTGGCCAGATGACACCCAAACAGGCCAACCCCAATTCTACGCAGACTACGACTACACACACTGGTTGCTCGTCCCTACACCTAATGCAGCCTACAGTCTTGAGGTCTTGTACTACGAATTGCCTGCATTACTGGATGACACACAACAAACCAACTGGCTAACCGACTACGCCCCTAACTTGCTTCTTTATGGTGCTCTGTTAGAGGCTACCCCGTTCCTTAAGAATGACGAACGTCTTCCTACGTGGCAAGGTTTTTACCAAGCTGCAGCTAATGCACTTAACACGGAAGACATTGCTAAAATATTAGATCGTGACTCTGCTAGGACGAACGCATGAGTTACACCAATGTCTTCACTGGTTCAACCATCTATCCAACGGAAGTAGCCCTTACTAAACTGGATATGACGGCTAATGTTGTCCTTCAGTGGCCAACAGAAGCACCATTGGGCGAACCATTAGCGTCTGAGATTGTTGAAATTACTAGCTCAACCAGTGCTAATTGGACTATTGCAGTACCCGACGCCATGCTGGTGTCCGTTGGTCAAACCATACTATTTAATAACCGCACGGCAGTGGCTATCAGCGTTGTTGACTATAACAGTGTGCCTATTGTTTCTGTTCCTGCGGGTACGCAGTGGCAGATCTACCTAGCGACCAATACGACGCAAGCTGGCGTTTGGCGACAATATCAGTTTGGGGCAGCCACCTCAACCGCTAACGCAGCAGCACTAGCTGGCCACGGCTTACGTGCGACAGGTTCAGAGTTAGAGACGGCAGTTATTGTTGAGTACGTTGCTACCAACAGAACACTGACAGAGGCAGACCACGCAGGCTTCTTCAACTGGGAAAACGTAGGTACTGGCACAATCACATTGCCTGACACGGCTACACTGAGTGCTGCCTGGTACGTTTACATACGAAACACCGGCAACGGTACACTGACAGTAGACACCGACGGCGCAGCGCTAATCAACGAGTCCGCCACCTTGGTGTTCTCACCTGGCGACTCTGCGATGGTTGCCAACAACGGCACAGACTATTACACTGTAGGCTTTGGTCAAAGCGCTATCTTCGCCTTCGACTACACGGAAGTTGACGTCTCTGGCAGCTCAGACTACACATTGACTGGCAACGAATTAAACCGCATTGCCTATCAATTTACTGGCGTGTTAACTGGCAACATTACAGTCATCGTGCCTGCTACGGTTCAGCAATACTGGGTGTTCAATAATACGACGGGTGGGTTTACATTAAGTATAGGAACATCGACGCAAGTTACCCCGCTTATTGTTACGCAAGGTCTACGTTCCATTGCCTACTGCGATGGTGCTGACGTCGTCCCAGCGGTTACATCATTCATTACAGGTACGATTAGTGGAGGCACATTCTAATGGTCGCATCCGTCGTCGTTCTGAAGTCTGGTGCTGGTATCAAAAGAGACGGAACGGTCTTTGAAGGAGATTTTTACGTTGACGGGGCATGGGTTCGCTTCCAACGTGGCTTACCCCGTAAAATATGGGGTTATCGGGCTATCTCATTGTACTTACCTCAGATCGTCAGAGGACTAAGTACCTTTGTGCAAAGCCAGTTGGTCTATACGCACGCAGGTTCACGCGACACCATTAAACGTTTTACCATCAATAGCTCATTCATCCCGTCAGTAGTTAGCGACCGCACTCCAGTGGTGGTAAGCTCTACTGGGACTGTTCTTCTGACAGGTGGTGGTGCTGGATCGGTAGACAGCGTTATTGTTAATGGTGTAACGATTACGTCAGGCTCTGTTGCGTTTTCAGTGGACTTACCGACTACGGCTACCGCAGTGGCAGCTAACATTACAGCACACACATCAAGTCCTGATTACACGGCAGCGGCAGTAGGTAGCTTAATAACGATTACTGCGGTAACAGGTGGCTCTGCATCTAATGGGTTTGTGGTGTCAACCACCTTGACGACCATTACGACCACTACCACTAACATGACAGGTGGTTCTAATGCGCTAGTGACGGATGACAACAACACTTGGATGTTCGACATTATGTTCGACTCCACATCGCTCAATAACTTGTTGATTGCGTCCGTTGCCCCTAACTTATCAGCTATTGACTCATCCGTTGCTGGTCAGATATTTACGGGTAACGTGCTAGGCACTACGCCTTTGGTGGAAGTTACTTTACCTACCAATGTGACAGTATCAGGTGGGGTTGTGGTATTGCACCCCTATTTATTCTACTACGGCACTGCAGGTATTGTCGGCTGGTCAGTTCCTGGTGATCCTAGAGACTTAACGGGTACTGGGTCAGGACAAGCTCGTGTTGCTGGACAAAAGATTGTTAAGGGTTTACCACTACGTGCTGGTGCGGGTTCTGCTCCTGCTGGACTATTCTGGGCTTACAACGCACTTATCCGTTCGACCTTTACAGGCGGTACTACTATATTCCAGTTTGATACTATTTCAGCTGAAACCACTGTACTAAGTCCTAATAGCATTATTGAGTACGACGGTATTTACTACTGGTGTGGTGTGGATCGCTTCTTAATGTTCAACGGGGTGGTGCGCGAATTACCTAATACCATGAACTTGAACTACTTCTTTGACAACCTTAATACGGCTCAATCGCAGAAGGTATTCGCTACTAAGGTACCTC